TCATGAACTGTAATGCACCTTTATGAAATTTAATTTTATGTTCTGAAATTTTATTTTTATCAGGGATCAACCATAATTCTGCAACTCCAGGCCAATAAGGAACTACTCCGAAACAAAGCATAGGCTTACCATCATCAATAACACAGTATCCATAACCTTGTTCAGCAGCTGCATCCATGTAGTCTGTGTAATTAGGCTGTGATAAATTTAGTTTATCAAACTCATTAAGATCCATAATATTAAACAAGTAGGACCTAAATGGTATTACACTAACCTTCGTTCCCTGGACTTTGAATATCTGTTCTAATGTTTGTAGTTTCATCTATCTCTTCTGCTGTAGCTCTTGTACCTGGCTGGTGAAAAACTAAACCTTTCCAATTATCATTTTCTACTTCTATTATTTTTTCTTCTAGCAATTCTATTTCTCCATACTTCCATACTTTGATTAAATATTTTTTTTTCATTAAAAAATATCAAAGTCTGCACTTGCTACAGCTGGTGTAAAGTTTCTATTGCCACCCCTGGTTAATCTTTTATGTTCACCACCACCTAATAATAAATACATGAAAGCATCTCCAACGTGAGAATGCTCATTCTTATTTGGCTGATCTTTATATCTTTCACCTCCAGATATTTGTACTCGCTTAAAATGATAACCACCACTCAAGGCTTTTCGTAATCGTTTACATCTTTTATCAACTAATAATCCAGGCTTACCTTGTATCAATCTATTCATAGGAGCTGCACCAGCCTCACGTCTAACTCTAAAGTCATTCGTAGCAGTTGGTCTAGCAACTAATCCAATGGTTCGTAAATGATCAAATGCTGTAACTTCAAAGATCTCATCTCTCTTTTGTCCAGCCGGATCACCCCATACTAATACATCAAACTTAGGGAACCTTGTTTCTAATTCACCTTTTAACATATAACCAAATCTCTCAAGGCCCATATCAAATGTTACAAGCTCATGAAGTATTACCCATTGACCATTAGGAAGTTTCTGTCCGAAGATGGCTGCTGGAGTTAAACCAAAGTCAACACCTACCTGGATAGGGTATTGAATATCTGGTTCAATAAACTCTTCTGTCATTAGTGTATCATCATACTCACCCATAACAGGCTTACCTTCTTGAACGTAAGTATATTTGCCCTGGGCATAACATCTTATCCAATCTAAATTTTTACCAAGTAATGTTTGTTCGTAATATCCATCAGTTAAGTTTTTTTGATTTTCTGCTGTAGGATTTTGTAACCACCATTTACCAGCACTAAAAACAAAACCATTAGCCTCTGGATTTTCTGGTAATTCTTTTACGATAGCCTCTTCAACAGCTCCTGGCTGCTTATAAAACTTCCAGGCATACTTACCTTTCATCTTTTCTTTTTCTGCTAAGTTAAACCACCAATGATCATCATCCATTGGGTTCGTATCCATAATAATAAATCTATTAGTAGATCCACCATCAGCTTTAGTAGGGTATCTTCCTACTCGGTGTGTAAGGCCATCTATAACAGCTTTAGGCAGCTCTCTAGCCTCATTTACCCAGGCTCCTGTCAATTCCATTGATAATAATTTTCTAACGTCTTTAGGCTGATCTAATGCTAAAAAAATAACTTCACAATCAATGCCTGGAGCATTATCTCTTGCTGGTAATTTTATATGATGCGTTAATGGTGGTGACCATCTAAATGCACCCCAAATGTTCTCTGGAAATAATTCTTGCCATGTTTTAATAGTAGTTGTCCTCAACTCTGGATAAGAATTACGAACTACAACAAACCTAGAATACTTAATTCCATCACGAGGACTTTGTACTTGAGAAACAGCTTTGATCATAATCTCTGCTGCACACGCATACGATTTGCCGGAACCTACTGGCCCCATCAATCCTCGTACAAAACTTTTATCTTGTAAAAATTTCCAAACAGTAGGGGATGTACTAAAGTCTAGATTTAAATTTGCTATTGCATTACTCACTTGTGATCCTTCCTACTATCATATGTATTTTAGTATTTTCTTCTTTCTTTTTTTTAAACACTACATCTTTATAATCTTTTAAAGAACGACCACATAACCTGGCACATTCACGATCACTCAGTTGTTTCTTTAACATCGCTACTTGGATCTTCTCTACTTCCTTGTGCGTTATTAATCTCATCATCTTCTGCCTCAACTATTTTAGGTTCTTCTGGTCCACTCATGTTAATTTGTACGACACTCGGTCTATCTGCATCCTGTTCTTGCTCTAATAATCCAGATGCTTTCGCCAGGACACGCAGCACTCCAACCTTATCATGTAGCTCTACTTCTAACTGTGGCCCCATCTTTGTCGGTGTTACTTTTATTTTTTTTATAGCCTTGATTGCTGACTTAGAAATATTTTTAGGATCTCTAATACTGACATTACCTTCAGCATCCCAATCCATTATCTCATCAATATTCGCAGTAGCTATATCAATTAATTCTTGAGCAACATTATCTTTGTTATGCTCAATGACTTCGGATTTTCTAATCCTCCTCTGAACCACTCGGACACCACCGAAACGATCCAGGGGAGGTTTTATGATCCTTTTTTTAGAAGGGGATGTCGTCATCCAATTTCTCCATATCAGCCTCTGCTGCAAGATTTGTAGGAGCATCTTCCGGATCTAACTTACCATCTTCTTTATTCTCAAACTGTCTAAAGAATAAAACTGGATCACCTTTACCATAATCTTTATTAGGATCTTTTTTATAAATCTTAATATCAACAGTACCAGGTACAGAAGTGTACTCTCTTGTTTCTTTATTGTAATCAGCTCCAGGCCAGGTTTCTATAATAACTTCTGTATCTTGTGGGATAGTCGTTTCTTTATAGAATTTAAAACCTCTGTTGCTGTAGATTGGTTTCGCCATTTATTACCTCACTTTTTATTTCATGTTTTTTCTGCAATAAAATTGTGTGATACCCCCCTATAGATATACGCACCCCGGGGGCCAAGGGTATGCAACTTTTTACAAAGTAAAAAGCCCAGCATTTCCCTCAGTATCATTATATTTTTTGCATTGTATAAATCATATAGGAACGTTTACGTTTTGTAAACTATAAGGTTACCTAGGCATCTTCATTTTATTACTAAGCCTCTTGACCATATCCTGTACTGATAGCTGCTTGTTGTAAGCCTTATCCTTTCTAAAGAATACATCCTTAAAGAAATACATAGTACCTGGACAATCTCTTCTATTCTCTCTCCTCCATTGTATGGTCCTTCTCATAGATATCATTGCAGCATCAAGCGATAAACCTTTACCAACCCAATCTTTTACTAAATCTTCTTGCTTGGTATCGTAGATTTTATGCTGTCCGAATATTTCTTCACACAGTTTTACATATCCATTACAAATAGCTCTACTGGTATTAAGAATATATATATTGTTAGTTGGAGTGTTATGTATGTACTCTGAGTGCATATCTACATATGTACTGGAGTGAATATCTGTCTTTTTATCCTTATCTTTTGTATGTACTCTGGGTGCATAATTACTTTTCTGCTTAGTATTAGTTAATGGGCCTGTCGGAATATCTACCTTCTCTTCGTAAGATCTATCATCTACTGTAGCTATTGCCTTCGCATCCTCTTCCTTAACTTTAGGATCAAAGACCATGAAGTATTTGTTGCCTTTTAATCCAGGATGTTTCTTCGCATATCTTATGTAACCCCATTCAATTAACTTCTTAATGTGCCTGGATACAGTTGATTGTGTGATCTGTAGGTTATTGGCAATAGTAATCTGATTAGGCCAACACACACCGGTTCTAGATGTGTAGTTACCTAAACAAGCCAGGATCATAAATGTCCTCGGATAATTCTTAAAGCGAGGATCTACTACAGCTCTTTGTGGTAGTACACAGAATGCTCCAGGTGTCTTGCCCTTACCATAATCAGCTTTGTTCTTTGGCATCGAGAAGTTGCTTTTTAATCTTGTTGAAGTCGTTCCATAATTCTAATCCATGATCCTTCTTCATGCTCCAATGCTTGGAATTAGTTTGTTTTAACTTCTCATGATAGCATACAGTTGTGTGATCTCTCTGACCACATTGTCTTGCTATGTACGTTACACCATGCCTAGTTAATTCTAAACTGAGATTAATAAACAAAGATCTAGCTCGAACTAATTCTTTATACCTTCTTGATCCTAGTAAGTCTGATGGAGTGAAGTCACAGTATCTACACACAGCAGCCATGATATCACTAAGCCAGATCCTACCTTTAAACTTCTCTGGGTAGTATGAGATAGTTGCTTTCTTTATTTGTAACTCTTCTTGTTTCTTAGCTATCTCTTGCTCTAATTGTTCTATTTTAATTACTTCAAGATCATGCTTAGATAGTTGGTTAAGCTCTTTTGCTGGTCGTATTACATTATTAGGTATTGGGGTTACCATCTTTATCCTCCTTCTTTTTTAGTTTTACAATCTTAGCTCCAGGGTTCAGTAGCTCCTGTAAATCTTCTTCAGTTAGATCTTCAAGATTGATGTCTGTTAGATCTTTTTGTTTTTTCTTTTTTAATTTATTGATTTGATCTGTTAGCTCTTTGAGTAGCCTCTCTAAATACCAATGAGCTTTACCGGCATCATCCCTGGCTCCTTCAAGAGTTACTACCTTCTTACCCATACGCATTATGTATTTTAAGATCTGACCTTTGATGTATCCAATCTTCTCAGCTGTTGTCATTTGTGAGATGATGGCATCGAAAGTTTGTATGGGATTATCTTTGTAGTGGGGTGGATTAATCTTATC